AGGCTATGCGAATGCTGGGCTTGCCAGCCGGCTACCCGCGAAAGCCAGCCCTACCCCTAGACGAAACAGCCAAAAAAGAAGTGGAAAAGCTAGTGGAGTGGGCCGCCAACCTCAAACCTTAGCCGCCTGATAAGTGTTTTAACCCGCTGCTCATCTTTTAGGAACTCTTCTATTATGGCGTTTGCCAGCTGATAAATCCTCAAATCGTTAAGCAAAGCCAACTTCCGAATTTCACGGTGTAAGTCCTCCCGAACTTCTATTACTGTGCGCCTAAAATCCTTCGACAAGCCCTTCAAACCCTCACAACGCCAGCCTTATAACGGCTTAAATGGTCTGTTCTGCTTTTTAAGGCGTATAGGTAATCAGCCAGCAGTGGCGCCTCCTTACCAAGCTCCAAGGTTACCTCCAAAGTCTGGGTTCTCGCATCCACATGATATTCAACGCCCTCAACACGGAAATAGCCATTCATGCCCTCGTTGGGAAGAGAAACATAAACCCTGTCGCCGGCAAGAATTGGCGTACTGCCATAATCTATGACCGTGCTTTTTATGGTTAATTGTTCCGCCGGACTCCTATAATAGTCTAGGAGGGCTTTAGCCCTTAAAAGGCATTCGTTGTCGCTTTTAAGCTCCTCATCCGTCTCCGTCAACTCACGTAAGCCGTAAGCCAATTGGCTGTTGGCGTCTTCCTGTACTGCTGAATAGCGGCAGTCTGAAAAGTGCAGGTGGTCAAGCCTCAAAACTGGGATGCAGCCCTCCGTGTGGGTAATGTAGAAGCCTATGGCGTTTATCGGGTTGCGCCAGTCAGCATTGCCCACCACTGCCCATGTGGGCTGGTCTGTCCGAAGAACAAGCTTGCCCCAAGTGGCTTGAGGAGGCAGCGGTGGCTTAATGTCCATTTCGAAACGGTCATTTTCTGTTTGCCAAAGAACGCATTTGGCGGATGTAGGCTGGACACTGCCATACCTTGTCCAGTTAATCCACGTGTTAATTTGTTTAAAACCGTCTGGTCCATTGAATTTTAACCCGCCAATCTCGCGGTAGAGCCAAATTTCGCTTGTTGTGCCACCGCCATAAGCATAAACACAAAGGGAGTCCGTGTATTTCTTTTGCCCATCCTCGCTCACATGGTTTGTTTCAGTGGCTATTGTGCCATTTGAATACCAGCCACTTGTGGACTCCGTCCAGCCGTCCTCATTGGCGTCTGAAGGCAGTTTCTTTTCGGCTGCTCCGTAAACGTAGATTTTGTTTCTTAGGCGGTGAATGTCTAGGCTGTATTCGCTTACCTCAATGCGGTCAGTTAGGCTTATGCTGCTTGTTTTGCTGTTCCGCTTGAAAAACTCGAATTTGCCGTCGGGGGCTATACGAAAATCGTAGCCTATAACGCCGCCTTTGTCGGCTGAATCCGCAATCTGCCTAATAATGTCNAAGACTGGCGTGTTCGCAAATTCCAATTTAACATAGGTGGTGTCTGTGCTTTCAACAAGCTCTGCGCCTTCCCGCGTGTGGCTTAAACCAACATAATAATCCAGCAAATGTTTGACTATTTCTTCGCCCTTCATGTTTTCAAAAGTGCCGGTAAAAACTCGGCGGAAAAGGCGTTCACCCCAACATCTTCCGCTAACACGCAAGTAATGCTCCGCAGGCGTGGATTCATATTTTAGGCTTTCAATGCGGCATGTTATTATCTGCGGAACATTCGCGCCTCTGCCAATAGAGATGGAGCCGTCCATCCCGACAGCCAGTGGAATGGAACCGTTTGGGCTGTATTTGCCGTCCCAGTTCTGCAGTAGCAGTTCAAAGNTGCTAACCTCTTTTGTGCAGCCAAGATGCACTCTGCACTCGATAACGTCGGCTTGGGGGATGCCATACTGTCCGAAGGCTACAGCTATCTTTGGAGTGTCAACGCTCATGGGCTATTCCACTCCCCGCCTATAAAGCTCCTCTTCACCAGCACGGCGAATGCTTCTTCCGGCAAAACCAGCGTAAAGCCCGCTTGCAGCCTCGTTNTATTCTTTAACGGATTCTGTGGCATTGCGCATTTGACTGGCGAAATAGGATACAGCCGCAGCAGCACCAATTATTGCGGCTATTCCAACGCCTGTCAAAGCCAGAAACGTGGCGAAGCTGATGTTTAGGGCGTTTTGGGCNGCGTTGGCAATCCAGCAGGCAGCAGCGTAAACTTTCTGGGCTACAGCGGCGCCCCAACTGGTGCGCATAAACGCGCCGATTGTGGTGACAAGATATGTGAAGCTTGCCAAGGTTCTTGTCTGTTCACTGTTTAGTAAGCCGAACTGGTGGGCTAAATGCACAACAGCAGAGCCAGCAGCACCCAAACCAGCCATGGCTGCGCCGAGGCTTCTAATGCGGACGCCTAAGGCTTCGGCGTCTGTTTGGATTCTTGCAAACTCGCTGCTTGCACGGTTTATGGCACGAACTGTTATAGCTATTTCACGGAAACTCATGGCAAGCACGCCTCCGCCTTGCTCTTTCAAGGGCTTCGAGGATAATTTGTTCAAGGGTTGGCAGAAACTCTTGAACTGCGGGGTAAAGGTATGGGCGAGCCTGCATGTAGCGGGTGCCAAACTCTACGAAGATGGCGTAGGAGGCTTCAGCACCTATTTCGGCAGTCCATTCTTGAACCTTGGCGTAAATTGTGCTTCTCAAATAACCCGTCCTAGTTGGGGCTAGAGTTTTTGCGTACTCGCGGACTTCCATAGCCCAACGTTCAAGTTGTTGGCGGACATACCTCAGCACAGCCTCATCTAACTGTTGGAGGGCTTGCAAAACCTCTTCGGCATCCACTTCAATGTTTATTTCAACCGCCAACGGGTTTCCCTCTCCATTCTTGCTTTTTCCTCTTCAGCCTGCCTGTCCAACTCGTTTAGGATGACGATGAATTGTTGGATGGTTTTGGCTGGCTGACGGGCGAGCTGCCTTGGTGTCCAGCCGAACTCCTTGCAGAGGCGGAACTCTGTAAGCGTTGGGTTTGGCTTTTGGCGTCTGATGGCCCTGATAAAAAAGCGGCTTCCTCAAGGCTGACATTGTTTAGGCGGTTAACGATTTGGCTGAACAATTCGCCGAGGGCTATTGGTACGCCCTTTTCTGGTTCTTCGCTGAGGAGCTTTTCCAATGTTATGGGCTTGTTGGGCGGCTGTTCTTTAAGGCTAGCCATTATTGTTTCGGCTTGGATGGCTACGTAGTCGCTGCTCTGCACCTGCCCCGTTAGTGGGTGGTATTTTGTGTGTTTTTGGATGATGCGGCTGCGCTTAGCCCATGTAAGTTCTTGGAAAACGTATTTGCCAGCGTACTCCCTTCCAAATTCTTCGCCTATTATGACGGTTTCTGTTCGCATTAGACTATCACCACGTCTCTTGCTATGAAGCGGGCTTTGAGGCTGACAAGGTCTTCTATGCGGGTTGGCACCGCAACATTTTCCCATTTGCAGTATTTGAAAAGGGCATAGTTTGAGCCGCCCAAGCCGAATTTTAGGCTGAACTCCGCATCGTTTATGACGTCGTCGAACTCGCTTTTGTCTTCAAACTCGAAGGTTAGTTCTCCGCTTAACTCTCTGTGGCGGGCTGGCAAATATTTGAGCAGTTGTCCGCTGGTTGTGCGGATGACCGGTACTGGTTTAAGGTTGTTTTCAATGGTGAATTTCCAGTCGGTTACACGCTCAACAGCCGCCAAGTTTGAGCCGTCTGCTGCTCCTCGCTGGACAAGGCTCTGGTGGTAGGGAACTGCTCCGGCATAATCCGCGTATGTGGCTCCAGTGATTTTGTCGGTGCCAACCGTGACGTCTTGTCCAATGAGCTCAACGGTTGCCTTAACAACTTCGTCTATGCTGCATTCCACGGATAGCTTGTCTATCCGCATGCCCTTGTAGAGGAGGCTGACAATGTCTGTGGCTGAGGCAAACAAACCCTTATAGTAGAGCACTTGTATGCTTAGGCTGTTTAGGGTTTGCACATGCTGAATAAAGCCAATAGGCGCGTCGCTGGGCAGTATGTGGCTAACCTTCAAAGTCGGCTTTAACAGTCCCCGTTTTAGAGCCGCCAAGTCTCTGCTGCCAACACCCCGCACTTGAATTAGGCTTGGGCTTAAGGAAGGCTCAATGTTTTCCGCATTTACTCCAATCATTGCTGGATTGGATGGCGTCTGCCCATACGTGCTTTCCACTACATAGTAGACGCGGCATTCATGCGCCCCATAGGTTTCAGGCATTCTCCCTCACGCTCCATCACACTCCCAAATTCTCGAATACCCATGACTTCAAGAAGAACTCAGTGCGGTAAATGAAGGGCTTAACATCAACACGGTCCAAATCGCGATAGCTAACCACATCCAAATAAGCCAAAGAGCCGCCGGGATTGTTGCGGTTTTCGCGGATAACCCGCATTACTTCTTCAACCATTTTTCTGCGGATAAGCGGGTCTCGACTCCAAACATTAACCCGCATTGTGCATAGGCGTCTTCGAAGTTTGCCGCTCAAATCAAGTTTTGTGTCATGGCACTCTGCTAAGCCAACAGTCACTTGCCCATCAACATTTTGCAAAGCCTCTTGGCTTAACCATTCGCGGCTAACTTGGATGTTGGCTAGGCTGCCATCCTCCTTGACCACATGCATGTTTTCGCCTAACAACTGGACGACAACTTCAACCGGGCTCTGTGCATCGCTCATGCATTGAGCCTCCTACAACTAGCCCTGTAATAGGCTGGGTCACCCCGCCAATCGAAAACTTGAACGCTCAAAACCTCGTAGTCGGTGCTGCCAACTCGGATTTTATCCCGAACGCGAAGGGGCGTAAAAGTGTAGGCTGTAACATAGTCGTTTATGACGAAGCCTGGCTCCAATAGAACTTCGTCGGCTCGGGCTGGGCTTATAAGGGCTTGGATTTCTATGCCTTCGCCGTAGCCTGTAGATTCGCCTGCAGCCACAACGGGGTAGAGCGTAACCCCATTTGCCATGAGCCCTAAGCACTTGTGTGAAGCGTGTTAGTGGCTCTTCGTAGTTGAGGAGGAGCTTTGCCAGCCAGCAGACCGTTGCCATAGCCCACTTGTTCTCGACTGGGCTGTAATCCGCGTGTTTTATGCCCCAGAACATGAAGTTTTCAGTATGCCGCTCTATGATTTTGGCGCTGTAGGCTAGGCTTGGCTTGTCATGGTATTTGCGGATGCTTGACAAGATGCCGGCAGTAACACAGTCATAATAGTCGCATGCTGGAGAACGCGAAACAACGTCTATGTAGCCAGCCCATGAGACGGCNGGGTTGTAGGCTGGATAACGCCCACAAGCCCNTATCGAGTTAATGAAGCTGTAAACTTTTCGGCACGTGGGGCTCCAACCCTCATAGGCGTATAAGCCCAAAAGGGCGTAAGCCAAACAGTCATCGTAAACCTCGTTTTCCGCCAAGCCCACACGATGCCACTTGCCATCAGAAGGGTCGTAGTAAAGCCATAAGCCCTCAAAGCCCTCGCGGAGAAAGCCAACAGCCTTCCCCATCATGCCTTGGTATAGGCTCGCGTTGGCAGCGTCATANTTCTCAGCAAGCATTTTTAAGCCAATAAGCCCGTAGAGACATTCAACATCCAACTGCAAAAGCCAATTCCCGCCAACATCAACGGCTCTTGCAAAACCGCCGTAGGGCTGCTTGTCCTGCATAGCCTTTAGGAAGGTGTTTCCAGCAAGCCTTGCACCCTCCAAATAGCCACTATTACCAGTTAACTCATAGGCCTTAAGAAGCGATGGAATAACGCGGCAAGCGTCTATGGCGTAATAGTATGTGCTGTTTTCGGCGGATTTGAAACCGCCATAAGCCTCCTTTTGCTGGTCTGTGCACTGCTGGGTTAAAATCCAATCCGCCAGCGAAACAATCTTTTCGTATATGGCTGTTTTTCGGCTGCTAAACTGCCTGGCAAAATAAGCCTCGTAGAGGAAGTCTATGGCAAAGGCTGCTGCAAAGACGGCTCTTCCCCATTCAGGGTCTGGAGTGTCTGGCGGAACAACATAAACGTAGGGCGCATAATCCATAACAAACGCGTAATAGGCTTCTGGAACACTCCCCAAAGGGCTTAAACCCTCCCAACGTAGGGCTGTTTTAAAACAGCCAGAATCCGCTCCAACTCGCCCTGCAAAACATTTAGGGGCGGAGCATTATTCAGTACACTTATGCTTTTGTCGCCCAAAGTGAAGTTTAAGCCGACAGCCGAGCCGCCGGTCAAGTAGCAGATGGCGTATATGGCTGCCAAAAGCGTAATAGCCTCCTTCTCGGCTTCAGTGCAGTCCGCGTAGTCCAATTCCCTTCCAAGCTCAAGCTCTAAGGCGACCTCAGCCCTCTTAATCATCTTAACAATCTTTTCGTCTGGAATGTCGGCGCCACCTATGTTTAGGACATCCCTAACATCATCAACGGAGACGCTTGCCAACAAGCCCAGCCTCCAAAGGCTATAGGTGAAAAGGCAAAATTTAAACAATTTTCACGTTTAAAAGGAAAAATTTTAGCTATATTTGAATAAAAGCATTAAAATTTAAGCATTTAACAAAAAGGACCATTATTTCCGGCTTTTCAATCTTCTAACTTTGAAGATGCATGAAAATGTGGACGCGAGGGCAAGACATGTCAACGCGGGAATAAGCCTTAGCTCGGGAACAACTACGTAAACGCAGTAGGGTTCCCCCTCCAAAACCGCCACGTTCCCGGCAACATCGTAAGCAATGATTTTGAATTGTACCGTTGTTTCAGCCTCTTGTCCGGGTATGAAAGCCTCGTAAAGGCTTGTTGAAGCATTAAAGTCCATCGTCCTATTTTCCCAGGTGGCGCCCCCATCTGTTGTGAAAGATAATATTACTGTTTCAACTCCGCTTTCAGCGTCTGTGACGTTTACAGAAATCTTCACTTCTTGGAAGGTTTGGACATCGCCTTGAGGCTCGCGGGTGGGTATGCCTATCTGGGGCGGGGTATTGTCTTCCGTTTCTATTGTGAAGGTTGTTTTGGCTCCAATTCTGTCCTTGTAGTCATATTCTGGATAGTTTGGAGGATGCGGGGCTACATGTCCTGAAACGAGCCCCTCAACTTCTATGGTTATTTTGCCCGTAACATAGGAGTTGGCTATAAGCGTCCAGCTAACGTTTGCTGATTCTCCGGCATTCAAAAAGCNTCTTCCAACAGTCTTCTTGGCGGTTTCGCCATGGATTAGTTGCACGTTTTCAGGCAAAAATATTGTTGCATTACAAGCGGATGCAGGATAAGTGTTAATGGCTCCCGGCGGAGGCTCCGGATAAGTGATTGTCACGTTCACTTTGAAGGCGGTTCCTGGTGTGATTTTGGTTGGGGCTGAGACTTGTAGGCGCCAAGGCTCAACATAAAGCGCCCAGTTGCCACTGTAGGACCATAAATCTAGGAAAAATGTGTAGTTGAAGGCTATGTCTGGGCCGCCGTATTTTCCGCCCCATTCGGTGTTCCATGGGTCGTGGAGGAAGAAGTGGGTCGCATTATACCCCGTTAACACGCGGTAGTGTCCACTGCGGTGGTATTCGCTGTACCACATTAGGAGGATGAGGGGTTTATCCATATCCACATAGTGTTTAAGGTCTTCTATGGTCATGCCATTGGATTCGAAGGCTGCATAACCCAAACTTCGCAGTGTATAGCCAGTAATGTTGATGTCTGGAAGCTCGTCTCCTATGGATGTGCTTATGTTGCTGAAGTGGGCAGCCCTTCTAAGCTCATCAGTAAAAGTCGAATAGT